GATGCTAGCATAAAACGGGGTGGTTCTGATGAATGGGAAGTCATAGAATTACCCGCTATATTGCCCTCTGGGACCCCGTTATGGGAAGAATTTTGGAAATTAGAAGAATTAGAAGCGTTAAAAGCAGAACTACCGTCATCTAAGTGGTCTGCTCAATACCAACAGGACCCTACTGCTGAAGAGGGTGCGTTGGTCAAAAGGGAGTGGTGGCGTACCTGGGAATACACGGAACCGCCTGATTGTGATTTTATTATCCAATCTTGGGATACGGCTTTCTTAAAGAATCAAAGAGCAGACTTTTCTGCTTGCACAACGTGGGGTGTATTCTACAAGGAAGGCGATGATGGGATGCTGGCTCCTAACGTTATCTTGCTAGATGCTTACAAAGATAGATTAGAGTTTCCTGATCTGAAGCGTTTGGCTACGGAAAAATACAATGAATTTAAACCCGATGCTTTTATTGTGGAAGCGAAAGCTGCGGGTATGCCTTTGATCTTTGAGTTAAGGGCTACAGGTATCCCTGTTCAGGAATACACGCCTAGTCGTGGTAACGATAAGATATCTAGGGTAAATGCAGTTTCAGATTTGTTTTCTTCTGGAGTTGTGTGGTGTCCTGAGACTAGATGGGCGGAAGAAGTTATTGAAGAGTTTGCTGGTTTTCCTAACATGGAACACGATGATTTAGTTGATAGCAGTACGCAAGCTCTGTTAAGATTTAGACAAGGTGGTTTTATTCCTCTGTACACAGATGAAGAGGAAGAAGAACTTGAACCGCACAGAAGGGCGGATTATTACTAGGAGATAAATGGCAGTAGAAAAAACACCTGCAACACCTATTGAGGGTTTGATTGAACAAGAACCTGAAGGTGCTGATATACAGATTGCTATAGAGAATCCAGAGTCTGTTGCAATAGAGACAGACGATGGCGGTATGCTTATAGACTTTGATCCTCAGCCTGAAATGGGTGAGGTTGATTTTAATAGTAACTTAGTTGATTTTATTGATAACGATGAGATTGATAAAATTAGTAGTGACTTGCTATCTGCTTATCAGATGGATAAGGATTCTCGTAAAGATTGGGAAGAAACCTATACTAAAGGTTTAGATCAGCTTGGTTTGAAGATAGAAGAAAGAACACAGCCCTGGTCGGGAGCTTGTGGGGTCTTTCATCCTATGTTGACTGAAGCGGTTATCCGTTTCCAATCGCAAGCTATATCTGAGATATTTCCTGCAAAAGGTCCTGTCAAAACAGTTATTGTTGGTAAAGCTACCGAAGAAAAAGAAAAACAAGCTAATAGGGTTGAAGATTATATGAACTATCTTCTGACCTATGAGATGACTGAATACAGAACTGAGACAGAGAAACTGTTATTTTCTTTGCCTCTAGCTGGTTCTGCATTTAGAAAGGTTTATTACGATCCTAATTTAGGCAGACCTAGTGGTATCTTTGTACCGTCTGAGGATGTGGTCGTTAATTACGGAGCAAGTGATTTAGAGACTTGTGAACGTGCTACTCACGTTATGCGTGAATCTGCTAATGATATTAGAAAAATGCAGGTAAGTGGCTTTTATCGTGATATAGATATCCCTGAAGCTTCTAGCACTTATTCTGATATAGAGCATAAATACAGCGAACTCACAGGAGAAATGGAGGGAGCTGAGTACGATAAACGTCATACTCTATTAGAAATGCAAGTTAATTTAGACTTGCCTGGCTTTGAAGATGAAGTAAACGGTGTGCGTACAGGTATAGCTTTACCTTACGTTGTGACTATGGATTATCCAAGCGGTGTGGTTTTAAGCATTAGAAGAAACTATTATCAAGATGATCCACAGAAGAAAAGACGTACACACTTTGTTCATTATCAATATTTGCCTGGTTTAGGATTTTACGGCTTTGGTTTGATCCACATGATAGGTGGTTTAGCTAAATCTGCTACTTCGATTCTTAGACAGTTAGTAGATGCTGGTACGTTATCTAACTTGCCTGGTGGTTTAAAGTCTAGAGGCTTAAGAATTAAAGGGGATGATACTCCTATAATGCCTGGAGAATTTAGAGATGTAGATGTACCTGGTGGTGCGATTAGAGACAATATAACCTTCTTACCGTACAAAGAACCGTCTAATGTTTTATATAATTTATTAGGCACCATTGTTGAAGAAGGTAAAAGGTTTGCCAGCATATCTGACATGAAGATATCTGATATGAATAATCAGGCACCTGTTGGAACAACCTTAGCTCTGATAGAAAGAAATATGAAAGTTATGTCTGCGGTACAAGCAAGGTTACACGCAGCCATGAAAAAAGAATTTGAATTATTAGTTGGCATCATACAAGACTTTGGTAATCCTTCTTATCCGTATGAAACAGATGATGAAGAAGCCATAGCAGCTAGCGACTTTGATAAAAGAATAGACGTACTACCTACATCTGATCCTAATGCATCAACAATGGCACAAAGGATAATGCAGTATCAATCTGCTTTACAATTAGCAGCATCCGCACCTCAGATGTACGATATGAAACAATTACACAGGCAAATGCTCGAAGTATTGGGTATTCCTAATGCAGAGAACATAATACCTGCTAACAAAGAGATACCGCCTGTTGATCCTGTATCTGCAGTACAAAACTTAATAAACAACATTCCTGTTAAGGCATACGATTTCCAAGACCACGATGCACATATACAAACGGTAGGAGCAGCACAAGATAATCCAGAAGTTATTTCTCTCCTAGAAAAATCGCCAAATGCGGCTCAGATATCTGCTGCTGCTTCTGCTTATGTAAATGATCATCTAACCATGAAGTTTAGAAAAGAAGTTGAAGCTGAACTAGGTGTAGAACTACCGCCAATGGGACAACCTCTACCACCAGATGTTGAGAAACGTATCTCTGAATTAGTGGCTGAAGCTGCTACCAGAGTATCGGATTCTGCTAGAAGAGATGCACAGCAACAAAGAATTGCTGAACAAATGCAAGACCCATTGATTCAACAGAGAGCTGCTGAGATAGAAATTAAGAAAGCTGACGTACAACGTAAAGCTATAGCAGATACTGCAAGAATAAATCTTAATGCTCAAAGACAGGCAGAACAAATTGAGATAGAAAAAGAAAGATTAGCAACCCAAAGAGAGTTAGCGGGTGCTGAACTTGGACAGAAGATTGCTAGCGATTTGCTAGAAGCAGAACGTGAAAGCGAAAAGCAAGCACGTGAAGATTACGAAAAAGGACTTGACATTGGTATCCAAATCGCTAAAGATATAGATACGAATGATAAATGATATCCAAGAGCTATCACTTTCAGAGTTTCTGAAGAAGAGGCTTAGGGATATGATGAACGACAAAGCTGATTTTTTAGCTACAGGAGATTGTAATAGCTTTCCTGAATATAAAAAAATTAGTGGCGTTATCGAGGGATTAGCCCTTGCAGAACGTGAAATGTTAGATTGGATAGATCAACATCAGCGTGAATAGGAACTCGGCTCCTTAAGTCGTGCAACATTATGAGTAAACAAGAAATAGAAATAGAAGCAATAGATAAACCAGAAACTGAAGCAGAAATTAAAAGTCAGTTGCCTGATCCTCTAGGGTGGAAAGTTCTTGTTGCTATGCCCGAAGCAGAAGAAAAAACTGATGGCGGCATTATTAAAGCTACACAAACTATCAAAGACGAAGAAGTTAGCAATATGTGTGGTTATGTTCTTAAATTAGGTCCTGATGCTTATAAAGATACAAATAGATTTCCTAGCGGTCCCTGGTGTCAAGAAGGAGATTGGGTAGTATTCAGACCTTATTCAGGAACTCGCATGAAAATTTACGGTAAAGAGTTTCGCTTAATTAACGATGATACTGTGGAAGCAGTAGTAGAAGACCCTACGGGAGTAGTTAGAGCATGAGTGACAACTTGAATATAGAAACTGAATTTACATCTGATGCGGCAGGCAATATACAACCGCAATCAGAAGAAGATAAATTTTTTGGAGTAAAAACTGAAATAACTAAAGAAGCTACCAATACTGATAATTTAGAGGTAGAAGTTGTAGACGATACTCCAGCAGAAGACAGACGACCACCAAAGGTCGAGACTGAAGATACTGCTCCTGTGGATGATGATACAGTTGATGCAGAGATTACAGACTACAGCAAAAGAGCTGGCGACAGAATAAATAAACTCAAATACGAGTATCACGAAGAACGCAGAGCTAAAGAAAGTGCACAAAAACAAGCAGAAGAAGCTACTAAGCGTTTAAAGACTTTACTTACAGATAATCAAAGATTACAGCAACTCGTCAATCAAGGGTCGGAAGTATTGAATGAGCAAGCTGTGGCTAATGCACAATTTGCTAAACAAAGTGCAACGGAAAAGTTTAAGAAAGCATACGATGATGGTGATGCAGAAGCTATGGCTGCTGCTCAAGCTGAACTAGCTAAAGCATCAGTTGCTGAAACAAGTGCT